GAAATGCATTAGGTTCTTTTACTGTTTGATTACGATTATCAAGGATAGGATGTACCTGTGATAACGGAATACCATCAACGGTTACTTCGACCTCAACGAAACAACCAGCCTCAGATATTATGTAAGGCCAACCATTTTGCTCATCTTTAACTACTCTCCAAGTTGCATCAGGTTTTAGCGTTCTTAATATATCAACCGCATCTGCCCAACTTAAGTAATTAAATTGACCTTTCTTTGCTATCAATTCAGATAAATCATGTTTCCTCAGTACCTTAAAGTAATGCTCTTTACTTTTACTCTGTGCCATTATTTACCTCTCCTTTTTTTCTAATAACTTTGCTTTTTTATCAGCTAAATATTTTAATCTACCAGCTTGTAATTTTTCAAAATGTTCCTTTGAAAGCTTTCTTCCATACAAAGGATGTAATTCACCTGTTCTTCCATACATAGGATTATCTTTACCTTTCATTCCTTTCCCATACATAGGATTATTTTTACCTGATATATCTCTCAATTTGCGTTTCGCCATCTTTGCAATAACTTTTGGCTCTTGCCACCTATTCTTCATTGTTTCGCTTTTTCTTTTTTTACTTTCTTCTGACTCTATATAATCACTATTCAACTGTCCTTGTCTCATATTCTCTCTGGCTTCGTCTGAATGTTTATATCCATAACAAGGGTGTTTTTCTCCTACTTTTTCTTTCATCATTCTAATAAAAGATTCTGGCATTTTTTTTCCAGAGTGTCCTTTTGATATTCTTTCTATTACCTCTTGATTATGTTTAAAACTTTCACCACCTGTTGTACAATTATATCCATATTTAGGATTATTAGCATTATACTCTTTTATTAGTTGCTCTTTCAGTTTATAAGCATCTGTTTTAGACAAATTCCTATCAATAATTTCAGTACCAAAATTCCATTCTCCATATTTAACTAACGCTTTATGAAATGGTGATTTACTTATACGACCATCTTTTAATTTCATTTTTTTTCTTTTCATCCTTGCTACTGATTTCTGAATAGAAAACCAAATATTGATTCTCTTACTAGAGATACTGAAATATACTTTATTGTTTTTAAAATTTGTGGTTTTATACAATATCATCTTTTACCTCTTTTTGTTTTTGTAGTCTGGTGGATTACAATGGTCTAAAAACTCACAGTAACCACAAGCCCACTTCTCAGCAGGGGATATACCTTTAATAAATTGAGGCAATCCCTTTGCATGTTCTCTTTGTATGTTTCGCCAGTAATTCCTAGCCAAGTTAACATAGTTATCATTGACAAAAACATTTCTTATCTGAGATGTATCTTTGTTATAAAAATACAGATACATCCCATCAAGTCTTCCAAATTGTTCCTTAACTGCTGCTCCATATGTCCCTAGTTGTAGCTTATAATTCTCAGAAGTATCAGTTATGTTTCTTCCAAACTTTCTCATCCAAGGATAGCTGGCAACGGTCTTTAAGTCATACAAGTAAATGCGTGTCTCTTCCTCTTGCTGCTCAGCTACTACATCATAAAAACCTCTGACGTTTAAGTCAGGGATTATGATTTCTTGTTCAACATGAAATTTTACTTTCTTTTTGGATAATACTTTATCTTTTTCTTTGTTATTTGTTTTTATATATATATCATTATTTGTTAACATATAATTGTTAACAAGTGCATTTTGAAAATCATCATGAAATATTGAGCCGAATCTCATTTTCATTTTACCCAGAGATGGAGTTTCATTTGTAGGTTCAGCTTGTTCAACTGATTGGTAATACAGTTTTCTTGAGCAAAACCCTGCTCCACTTGCATGATAATACTTTTCTTTACCAACATATCTTTTCTGATAGTTCTCTTCATTTTTCTTATTGATATATTCTAGGTAATATTCCTCAAGTCCTACAGGGTCAAACGCTGACTTCAACTATTTACTCCTCGCTTAACATAACTGTTAATTAATTTCAGCATGATTTCGTTAATATTCTCATCATTTTCTGATATGTTTCTCATTTTTAATTTTTTCCATAAATTAATTGGAATATTTTTAACTAAAAATGTCGTGTGTTCTTTATTCATTTAAATATACTCTCCTTATATAGCTTATAAATGATATATAAATTTATTAAATAATATTATATATACCAAATAATATTTTATTTATTTTTTCTTATCCAAAATCCTACGCCAACAATCATTATCAGCATAAGCACAATTTGGACCACACTATGCATTACATACAGCAAATCGAATAATGCCTCAGTCATCAGTTTATCCTTTCTGCTAAGGCTGTTATTCTACCTTTAAGCATTTCATTTTCATCAAGTGCTTTTGTCAGTGCATTACCTAAATCCTCAACCAATGAATCAACTTTCCTCAATTCATCAGCAAATTCTTTAAGTGTTTCATCTGATAATACATCAACATTAGGTATTGCTGCTATAGTCATAAGTATATCAGCTAACTTTGAATTGTGAAATGTATAATCTTCATTCATCATCTTTCTCCTTTATTTTATTTACTACACTCCAGTCAATTGCTGACACAAATTCATTAGGAAAAACCTTCAGCAATCTTTCCTTATCCTTTTTGCTAACAAAGTCTGGTATTTTTATTTTCTTTTTCATTTTATTACCTCTATTATCTGATTTGTTTTATCTTTTGTATCGTAACATTTCAGGCATTCGATACACTTGCCTCTACAGTTAACATGGCCACTATCTTTGCTGACTACATTAAATACTTTATCAAAATATTTTGGTACTTTCTTATATATACAGTCCACTTTATCATTACTGAATATCAGCAGTAAGTTCTGTGGTTTTTTGTGCTTCCTAAAAAATGCTTGAATTAAGCCACGTTTTTTTGTCCAAAGGGTAAAGGTTACCTTAGGGTAAAATAATGCGTAATTCACTACGTTTTGGACGTGATTTCTATTAATTATTTCACCATGACCATTAAAACGTGCTACTGTGGACATTGGATGTGGTAATTCATTGTGTTCCAGCACATTCTCAGAAATGATTCTGCTATTCTCACGAAATCTTGGAACAGCATTTTTTCTGAATGTACGTAACATATTCCAGGAATAGCACTGATTACATATTGATGTTTTATCCTTGCTCCGTGATATACAGAATTTGTTGCTTGTTGTATCTGTATTAAGAGCAGGTAAGCCGTGAAGCTTACCTGACATCTTTGACCACTTAAGCAAGTCCCATTTTGTTTCCATTTTTGACTGCCTCCATTGTTTTAAAGTAATCATCTATTGTTTCGCAAAACTCTCTGATATCATTTGCTAATATCCTACCAGTCTTGCCTTTTTCAAGAATTTCTCTGAATTTAAATATTGTAGCCTCAAGAAAAACAACACGTTCCTCCAGCTCCAAACATTTCTCATTCAGTTTTCTTATTTTATCTTCCTCCCAGTTACCCATTATTCCTCCATATGTTTTCAATGACAGCACCTATCAACAATACCATCAATACAACCTGTATTACCTCAATCACTCACCACTCCCTTCTGATTCATCATCTTTTTTAAGTTCGTATTTAATATCATCAATCATGCTACATAAGTCCTCAGTATAACTTAATGCCCCACTAACACAGCTATCAATATCATCAAGGTTTCCTCTTGCACTATCTGCATAGTCTTCAGCAGCCGCCACATCGCTTCTCAAATCATTAGCTAAGTCTGACATCTTAACAATATCAAACTGTGGCTCAAGTTTAGCTCCATCAATCAGCTTCTCAATATCTTCCACCACTGTATTTTCACTTGATTTCATTTTCATTACTACTCTACTCAACACTTCTGTTGAATTGTTTAGTTTCATTAGCATTTCAGCTAACTGTTTTGCATCATAACTCATCTTATCTCCTTTTGTTATTTAGTTTCTGTAATGTCTCCACAGCACACACCACAAAATATGTTATCATTAATCCAACTGAGCATGCTATGATAAATATTACTGTAAACTCAATCAGCTTTGTTAACATATTGTGAATCCACCACTCTCTAAGCAGAACGTAGCAAACTCTCTGATATTCTCCACATCAAATGGATATGATTTTGCCCAATCATCTACTAGCCCTGTTTGTTTACAGGCTTTACATGTTTTCTTTTTGTGGTTACCATAATTGTTGTTATCACAGACTCTGCAGTTGACCTTAGGTAACGCCTTCATCTCTGCTTCATATCTATCATTATATGCCTGTATCCTACCATCTTCAAGCATACAGGTTAAGTCAATACCTATTTGCATTGCTTTATCTACTGTTATCTCATGCCCATCATTGTAGCAACCTCGTTCCATATCTTGCTCAGTTAGTACATCATCAAATCGTTCACATACAAACTGCCATAATGGTCGCCACCACCACACATTGTTTCTGAAATAAACACCTGGATTAGCCTCTTGGTATTTTTCATACTCTTCCCAGTATTGATTTGAAAGCTTTTCATCATTATCTAATACTTTCATTTTATCAGACCAGTCCATCTTGCTATATTTACCATAAACAGGAAGTTCTTCAGGCTTCATGTTCATCTTTGGATTTACTCCACTTAAGTCAAATCCCATACTGTCTCCTTTCGTTTGTTATCTATTTAATTAAGAGTCTAGGACACACCGTCCTGATTAGTCTGTTCTACATTCAGCGTATGAATGACCTAATCTACCCTCTTCCAACCCATCAGACTCTTACCTATTAATATCACCCCTGTCATCAGGCTCAAAATATGCCTGATAATCATTTCTTAAGTTCTCAACAGTATAATCTCCATTGATTAAATCAACTACTATCTCTAATGCCTCATCAGAAAACCCAAATGCCATCATTACAGATATTTTATCTGCCTTATCCATAAATAACCTCCTCAAACAGTGCATATTGTAATATTACATCATCAGTCATAGAATCACCACCATCTGGCCAATTCTTATGTTTGCTCTCATTTAGATACTGTTGTAGTCCATTGATAAGAATTATTTTTGTTAGTCTGTGTATATCGCCCTCAGTAGTGGTTATGTATAGCTCTCCACCTTTGCTAATAACTCCTGATGCAAATTCTGCTCCTTTGAAGTCATCATCTCTGACTTCAACCTCTTCAGCCCAGTAATTACTACCACCTTCAAAGGCTCCAACCAGTATACTATCCAAATGGTCATCTGTTACTTCAATTGGTTTAAGTACAAAGTTTCGTTCTTTACTCATCAGTTATCTCCTTTTTTAATCTGATAGGCTATCCCATCCAAGTTCAATATTATAATCAGAAGCTACCTTGTCAAGTAGTATTCTTGTATAATATTTTTTATCTGTTCCTAACTCCTCTATAAATCCTTCTGTAAAGAAGTAATCTATAGCCTCCATACATTCTTTTTTAGTTGATTTACTCATTATCAGTCTCCTTTTCAAATTTCTCCCATAGGTCAATCCTGTTATCAATCATATATGTATACAATTCCTTGCCCAGTCCACTATCTCTAACTGCTTCAGGTGAATATATATCATACATCATCTTCTTTGCCAGCTTATGAGTCAGCTTAAATGCTTCCCATTGCTGTTTTGTTATGTCATCTATATTCATTACATCTCCTTGTTTAAAATTACTGAGAGAGTGTCTACAGCAGATAATACAGGGGAGTAGCCCTGAAATATAAGTAAAAACGGGCAAACCTGTAAAAATCATGGGCTGCTCTCACGATAACAGCTCTCCACTCTCTCATTGTTTCAAAATCTGTGCTGAGAGCCTCACATATTCCTTTGCCTCTGACAGCTGAACCTAGGTTGAGGACTTATAGGACCAGTTATTGGCTCCCAGCTTTAACCTGATAAAATCTCCATGTTGCGTAATTCCAGATTGCTCTGTATTTTCCCCTAGGACCAAGATTATCAGGCTTATTACTTACTCATCAGGATATAACTGTTCTCCAGCATATCCTTCATCATGATACTCATCTTTCCTGTATGTGTATATGTTTGGATTATCATAACACTTGTCACAGTAAAGTCCAGTATATATTCCATATGCATCAGCTCTTGCCCATCTATGATGCTCTATCTGTGGGAACATTGTCTTCCCCTCATCAGGATATTCTTCATCAGGCTTTTTACAGCCTCTACAGTTATATAGATATTCCATATTAATCCAACAGTATCATATATTCTTTAGTGTAATTCTTAATGAACCAGTCAAGTCCTTTACGAACAATTTTATGCTGACCTAACATTTCAGCTCCCTTAAGCACATCATATGTTGCTACAGCATCAGGTGTTAATTCACATGATTGTCCTGTAAATGGATTTGATACTATTTCTGATTCAGT